TTATTTCATTTTTTCTTTAATAGAATCAACTGCACCTTCTGCAATCTCTTTAGCATCCTCTGCTAATTCTTTACCTTTTGCTAAAGTTTTTTCCATAAAGCCTTCAGTTTGTAATTCTTTATCCCCAGTAACTTTACCAGCACCTTCTTTGACACTACCTTTTAATTGGTCAACTTTTGCATTAAATTTTTCTTCAGACATAAGAATATCTCCTTCTAATTTTTATTTAATAGTATCACTTAAATTAAATAAACTCAAATAAAAAACACCCCCCACAATAAGTGAGGGGTTTTTGTTTATTTTTTCAAGCCTTTGATTAATTTATCTACTGTTGCATCGTCAAGCGTAGACTTATCTGCCTTGCCTTGCCATGCGTCGAATGTTTTTGTATCTAATTGATAGTGTTTTACACCTTGATTCCAAAAAACGGTTGGGGTTTTTGGGTCTAGGATTGGTAAAAATTTACCACCCATCATTAAAGCAATACCTCGTTTTGGTGCTGAAATTGTAATCATGTCTTCTTCTCCTTGTTCTGTTTCTTCTTTTTTAGTAGTAGTTAATCCAAATCCACTGTTTAAATCTTTAGCAAATTGTTCTTTGCTGATTCCCCATTTAGCTAGATAAGGGTATGGGTCAACATGGTCAGAATAATTTTCTGGTTGATTTGCTGTTGCATAAGCATGACTGATGATTCCAGTAGTGCCAGCATCAAGAGTTGTTGCAATACCTGCTTCTTTAGCTAATTGTCGCAATAGATTGATATATAGTCTGTAATCGACCATAAATTCATCTTTGTTTTTGTGACTCTCGATTAATTCAACCGAAGCATAACCCTCAACATTCCAACCACCGCCAACATCCCAAGCGCCACGATTAGTATTTGCGACTTGGATAATTCTACCATTACCAACTACGTGAGTGTAGAAACCAGTATTGATATCTTTAGTAAACATATAGTCAGCTTCGTTTTGCACTGTACTATTTGGATTCCCGGTTGAATGGGCGTGAATTTGTGGATATGGTGTCACTCCTACTTGTGGGATATCGCCCCTGATTTTTTGTTCGATATTCAACTTTGAATTTACCTCCTTGACTTTAGCGGTCTTGATTTGTGAGTAATCTGGTACGATATATCCAACAATGTCATCAAAGTTCCGTCTGTTAATTCTGGCAACACCTCCAACTTGCAATTGATCATTAACGCCATCACGATTATTATCGGAATAGCCGTCTATATTTTGCTCAATAGTGTCAAGTGTATACCCGTCTGAATCTTTGTAAATGTAACCAGTATGACCATAGTTCATACCATCAACAATGGCATTCATAACAAATATCCAGCCCTCTTTAGGATAAACTCCAATAGCTTCATAGATAACCTTGAACCCTTGTGCCTTTGCTGAATTTAATAGGTCAATTGCATTTCCTGATAGAGATTTACCAAAATAGATAGTTGTTACGCCACTTGTTAAATCAACACACTGGAAGCCCCATTGCTTATCGATATCTAAACCAGTTTTGAGACTTACTAAATTAAGCAAGTCCCTAGTCACTAGTTTTACATTATTCATACGCTACTCCTTTGGTTTTAAATAAGACATAGCTACTGGACTATCAGACAATCCTTTAGTTGTAGGGTCTGGGATAACATTAATAATGTTAACCAGCGTAATTCCGACCACATAAGGATTTGAGATAGCTTTAACTAACAAGTCGATAACTGCATTCCAAGTCGTTAAATCTTCAGCTTTTAATCCAAAATAAGTTAAAATGGGAACAAAAATAGCTAGGGTTATCCTAGCTAGAAATACCTTATTTTTTGTTGTGAATCGTACTTTCCAGTTAATTCTCATCTTTTATCTACCTTCTCTTTCCATAGTGTTTTTAATTGTTCGTCGTGACTAATGAGCTTATCTTCAACAACCCCGATTCTTTCCTCGTGCTTGTCTTGACCAGCTTGTAATCTATCTCTGTGAGCTTGAGAGTTCGCCCATTTATAATCATTATCTTTCAAATCACTGTTAAGTTTATTTATTGCATTTTGTAGTCCGTTCATCGCTACACGGTTATTTTCGAGTAGTGTTTTAATTGGTGCTGATATGTATTTTAAAAACACTAAAACACCAGTGATGGAAATGCACCACTGGCTAAACGTTGTAAAATCGAACATATATCTCCTTCCTAATTTGTTCTAGGCGTCAAGCCAAATTCGAGTTTGAGTTGATTGCTTGCGAAGTAACTGTTTAAATCATTTGCAATACGGTTGGCGATATAAATGTTACCTGATTTACCAAAGTGGACATTGTTAATACCTAAATGCAAGTTAGGATAATTAGAGGGTGATAAATCACTCATGTCAATGATATTTAAATCGTATTTTGTAGCAATCTGATTGATTACGCTATTTGTTGTCGCAAGATTTCCTGATGATGCGAAGATAGTGCAAATATGGATTGATGCATCAGGATTAACCGCCTTAATTTCCTCAATCAACTTACAGTAAGTCCCTGTGTTAGTTGATGCATAGTCGTTGTAACTAGCTTTAGAATTAACATCCGCATCCATAGTATCTGTAAGACCAGCATTTGTTCCAAGCCAAATAAAGAATGTGTCATACTGCGTATAGTCATATTTAGAAAACTCAGTGCTGTGCCAACTAATTGGCGTAGACCCTGAAATACCAGCATTTTTAACTTCATTATTAGTTATTTTCCCAAGATAAAATGGTACATTTTGATTGATTGATGCGCCTTTAAAAGCCACATCATCGTAATAAGCACCTGATGTTAGACTGTCACCAATCATCAAAGTTTTTCCGATTCCGTAATAATAGTTAATCGGCGGTTGAATTTGTTTACTTATTGTTGAAATTTGCTCTTTAAGAAAATTGAGTGAGTTTGTACCAGTCAGAGTTACAAGATTTGTATCAATGTTATAAACTGAGAATCGGAAATAGACCGCGTTAGCAGGCACATTGATTGTAGTCGTATAAGCATTAGAACCTGAAATGTAGACCTTGTTCACATCATAAAATGCATATCCGTCACCGTATCCTGAGAATTTGGTGTTAATGGATAAAACATCGATACTTGACACATTGATATAAGACGAAACAAAAAACTTGGTGTTAGCAATATCTGCCGTTTTTCCGTCATTATAGACAACATACTGATTTGTTGTCAGTGTGAATGGCAAATTATTCAACTTGGTAAATTTACCGTTTAAATCTTGCTTATTGATTTTGTCAATCGCAGGCATCAATTTTGTTAGTGGATAAACCAAAAACATACGAATGGTGCTATCAGGAATATTGTAGGCTGTAAATCGGAAATAGCTTGCATTTGCAGGTACAGACACAGTCTTTACGAATGTACTTGAGCCACTAATAAAGGTTTTGTTCGCATCATAAAAGGCATAACCATCACCAGCTACCGAAAAGGCAGTATCTAACTTGATTATGCTTGCGCCAGTAATATCAATAAAATCAGTTGCTTTGTATGCTTGGTTGCTATGTGATGCATAAGTACCATTAGCTGAGACAATGTAATAACCAGTTGTCAATGTAATTGGCACTTTAAACGAGTTCTCAACAATTGTTCCAGTGTGTCTAACCGCTTCCCTCGCTGTTGCATAAGAAAAACCGTCATCGCCAGTACGCATTTCAATAACTTCAGATGGTACAGTTCCGTTACCAGCGTTCGCTACTAGATTGTTAATGCGTGTACTTGTAGAATCAATGTTGGAAGTGTTGCTTGTAATACGAGTATCAAGACTAGAATAATCACTAGCCTCTTTTGCTTCGATAGCATCCAATCGACCATCTAAACTCGACTGACTACCACGAGCGGTTAAAATCTCAGCATGATCAGACAAGGCGTTTGAGTAGATAGCATCTACTTTATTTTTTAAATCTGTGATATTCATACCTTTTTGCGCAAGGTCACTTAAAATTGATGTGATAGTCATCACGATATCATAGTTAGGAATTAAGTCTATCAAATCATAAGCGGTTACTCCCTCTTCAATCAAGATAATTGAATCCTTATCAGACGGAAAAACATAATCGTCTATCTTTATTTCAAGGTAGTACAGACCGATAGGCAAAGCTTTGTCGATATGGAATGTTACTCTTGAAATGTCTACTTGTGTTGTTGTCGTGAACAAGATTTTATCATCTAATACTAAGTTTATATATGCTGTCTTAGTATCAAACGATGTGATTTCTTGTCCGTTTTCATCTGCAAGAGAGTAAGATAAGATCGAACCAAAGTCGCCTTGCTTTAGTTTAGTTCCGCCTGAAATTCGTGTTAAATTTAATGTGTTTAATATTTCCATTTTACCTCCTAATTTTGTGCTATTATGATAGGGTCAGATACCCCATAGGTGTTATTTGAGTAGTAATATTGTTCGTATTCCCATAAATATTTATATTCTGATGTTAAAGTTAGTTGATTTGTAGTCCATCCACTAGACGATGTTGTAATACCAGAATTATCGTTTGTTAATAGATAATATCTATCAGTATTTACTAATGTAATACCATCATTTATATTAGTTAGTGTGACCTGATTTGTTGCTACTACAGCACCATTAATTGAAGCAGTGACAGTATAAACAGATATTCCGCTTACTGAACTTCCATTAATTGTTATTAAATTGCTTGCAGATACTACATCACCGTTTAAATACCAAGAAAAAGAGGCATCATAAATAGATGTCCCTTTTGTTAATTTTGCTGTAACAGTTGTTGATCCAGCATTATTTTTAAATACTGTACCATTAGAAGTTAATATTTGAATTGAATAAGGCTGTTGATTATTTAATTCTGTTACTAATTGGCTATATATCTGAGATGCGGGATTAGTTGTTATTCTGTTGTAATTAGAAAATTGAACTTGCCCACTAGACTGGTTAAAATCACTTGTTAATATATCAAATACTCTAGCTTTTAAAACTAATCCATTCAAAAAATTATTATCATGAATGGTTACGGTATCGCCTTTTGCTAAACCAAAATCAGAATTTAAAATAGTTGAATTTGCATCAACCGTATAAGTAACATTTGGGTAAGCATGTTGCTTAATATAAGTCAACATATAATCAAGCAATTCGCTTTCGTTAGCTACTTCTACTTCTTTTTCAGTTTTTTGATTCCAAATATCACCATAACCAACTTTTACTGCAGAAGTGTATTTTCTGGCTGCGATAGGTGCATATATAACCGGACTACCTTTGCGGGTATAAAACTCCTCAATACCATTTTCGTTTTTTATAGATAGTTCTAAATTAGATATATTAATTATCTTTCCATCAGAGGTTTTCCCAGTGCAGTAAAATGAAGTGTGTTGTTCGTCTTTATTTGAATTGAACGAAACACCTTTGATATCTCTATTGAAATACAAAGTGACATCGTTTCTAACCCTTCCAACTCCTTGATGAGTTCCATCATTTTTTAAATAAATATCAAGTCTATAAGTTTCAAAACTTCCATTGCTATTAACAATTGTTTTTAGATCTCCTTCGCCTCCAAAGTCAGCAACCAATCGTTTTAACCTGTCTAGTTTAGGCTCTTCACTATCATATGTTAATTTCATAGTTTTATTTGATAACTCATTTGTTCCAATAGTGATAAAAGTAAAATTTAATAAACCCATTTGTTGAGCATACCAAACCAATGGTTGAGGAGTCGCTGAACTAAATGCTTTAGCATCTTCTTTTGCTAATTCCGTACTAGCTGAATTACACTGAACAGTTATTTCATAATCGTTTGCAGTATAATCAAAAATGGTAAATAATTCATATCTACCTTTTTTATTAGCAAGAAAAAAAGCATGAGTCATCAATAAGTAATGAGTCATCATGCAATTCCCCGTCATACCATTTGGGTATGGTAAAATCAAATGTTGTAGTCCAGTTATCTAAATTATCGTGCCATGCATCATTAGTATAATGAAGCATTTTTTCAATGTTGTTATTGATAAATGCTATTTTTTTAAAGTAGTTATTTAACACAGATATTTGCATTTAATACTTCTCCTTCCATTCAACTAATAATTCAGGCAATTGCTCGATCCAACTCGAAAAATAAATATCAGCTGTATGTTTACCAGTATCTATAGTATAAAATTCCGAATTATCTAAATGTTGGTCATTGGCGTTCGCACCGTTAACAGTGACTTTCCCATTTTCCATATCAATTTTTACAACAGAACCATCAGGGTATCTATTTGGAATATCTATTTCAGAGTTAACAAAATCTTTGCGATAATAGATACTATTTATATACATATCAGTTGGAATAGGACTTGTTCCGAATGCCGAAAATGAAACGTGTACTTTTGCTGATTTTTTACCTTTTAAATCAGGGATATTATATTTTTGATAAGATCCCTGATAGAAAAATTGAATAAAATCGTCACGCCTTAAAATATCAGAAAAACCTCGATGATAATTAAAGGGATTCTGGTTGTCTTCTTTACTTGCAGTAAAACTTTTAGAATCTAGAATTTGATAGCCACCTTTGCCATCTGTTGCCATAAAATTATATTCACTTACAGTACCTAAGCTTCGTTTTATTGTCTCAACACCATATAAAAAATGACCATCGCTATCTGAAACGGTCACTTTTATAAATCCTTTTTGATTTTTGTTGAATGATTGGAATATTTGTTGCCAATAAATATAATCATTTAAACTTCCGACTTCTCCGCTAGAATCAGCTGGTATATCCCAAGATAATGAACCTGCATTATTCCCGACTGTTCCACCTGCATTAACTAGGTATAATTGCTTTTTGTCATAAGCTGATTTTATTCCTAAAGTCCCATTTTGGGTTTGTGACGTATCATTTAAAATTGCAACGCTTTCAGATCCACTAGATAATCCATCTGTAATTTTAGAATCTCTATAATCAAGAAGTATCTCGCTTTTCTTAACAATTGTGGTGTCTTTCTCTTCTTTATTGCCGATGGTAAAATATTCATCGTTATCGCTAAAAATTCCAATGTAACCGTTTTCTGTTTTATGGTTAAATGTAAAAATAGGCGACATTTCAGACGAACCATTATTATTTATTTCAACGTGATACATATTGCCGATTTTGTCGACTTTTCCGTTAATAGAGCTTGGTGACTCTGTCCCTAATTTTAAATAATCTTTGCTTTCAGCTCGACCACTAGGTATATCAAAAACAAGTGTTCCTTTTGCTGTTGGTGGGGATGTTGAATAATCTGCAGTGTAGGTAAACTGTCCTGTAGGAAGCGCACGCCAAATCTTATTAGGCTCGTCTCCGAAAATTAATGGACATGGCTTTTTGACCTTCATTATTTTATCGATTTTGTTACCAACATCTATAATATGTTGATGGTTACCTTTAATAGACACCTCAAAGGGTATTTGTTTAATACCCTCCGTGTTATATAAAAATATTTGCCCGTGTCGATTAGAACCTTGTTCTAAATATTGATTATTGTACGAAGAACCGATTTGACGAGGTTGTAGGATGATATCGTCAACAATTTTGTGTAGTTCGTGGTTATTAAAAGAAACTGGAATTGTCATCTAATATTTGTACCTCCTAAAATCATATTTCTTCTTCCAAGTTTATCTAATGCTTCTTGCATTTTTGGAGCTAGTGCATTAGTGACAGATGTTGCATCGATAATCGGTTTAATATCTGGTTGATTATTTTGTCCTTGCACTAATTGTGCTAATAAGCTAATCATTGTGTCAAATTTAGCCCCTAAATCATGGATAGCATTACTGTCATTCCCGCCTTGTGGTTTCGGAGCTTCACCTGCAAACTTTCCGACAACTTCTGCTAATAGCGACCACGCTCTACCACGTTTTGCCATGTCAGTCGGAATGATATATTCAGGCATATTGCCTTCTGCAAGTTCATAGATGCCATTTTTCGAAACAAGCCCGCCATTTGCGTAACCCATAGGCCCACTTACTCGAGCAAATGCGCTAGCATCGCTTCCGTATCGAGCTTTCATATAAGCGATACCAGCTAACAGGTTGTCATATCCATTAAAGATATTGTCGTGACCTTTGTGCTTATAAGCGTTAAACGTTGGTTCAATAGTTTGCACTAAACCTTTAGACGGAATACCGGCCATTGCATTGCTATCCCAGTTGTTCACCGCTTTAGGATTTCCGTTTGATTCACGTTGAATAACCCGCATCCATGCACTTACTTGTGAATCAGTCGCATCAAAGCCATTTTTCTTCAAAGCTTTAATAACTGATGATCTCCATCGTTCTACGCCGGTTGCCCCACCGCCACCGCTAGGGTCAGCATCAGTTTCAGGGGCAAGGAACTTAGTTATCCAATCAAACATTCCGCCAACTTGTTTTTTGATCAGTTTCTGCAATCCAGTATTTGCTTTAACTCCTTCTGAATCCTCTGTTTTACCTCGCAAGCCAAAATCCAAGAAAGTAGTTGCTCTACTAGCTAATCGGTTAGCGTAAGTGTGATAAAGACCATCACCAGACCAGTTATATTCCTCACCGCTGTATTTATCACCATTAACTCCAGTAACCATTGCAACGTGGTTACCAAATTCAGAACCCGGGCCATATACTGCAACAGATCCAGTTTTAGGCTTACTCATGTGTGGCACACGAGCGTTAACCCATTGATTCCCATTACCTAAACCGCTGAATAAACTAGGATTAACCCCCGAATTATTAAGTCGGTTAGCTACAAATGAAACACATTCACGAATGAAATATCCCCAAGGGTCAGCGATTGCATCTTTTCCCATGGCTTTCCATTTAGCTGGGTAATCATCTCCTACCGCTCCCATGACTCCTCCGCCTGCATTTGAAGCTTCGTTAGCCATGTTCCATAATTCAGACCACCAACCTTTGGCTTGTGTTTTAGGAGTTTTAAAGAGTGCATTTCCTAATGGATTAAATACACCATCAAGCTTGTTAGCGTTTGGGTTAAACTTCTTAGCTAATGTTCCAGCAGGGTCTTTGATAGCGCCACCGATGAAACCTAACATTTCTGTAAATTTCTTAGCAGTGTCTTTGATGCCATCCCATGCGTTACCCGCAATGGAAGTTGTTGAATCCCATAATTTAGACCAGAATCCAGTACCATTTGCAAATGGTGTTGCGGACATAGACATTAGCATTTTTAATTCTGTTGCGTTAAGGACCTCTGCGCCCGCAGGAAGAATCATCCGTTTATTGCGACCTTGTGGCAATACCATTTCACCATTGGGCATAATAACTGCTTCTTGGTGACCTGTCTCTGGGCTATCGTGACCATCATTCAACATTGCTAATGTCGGTTGTGTAATAGCTCTACGAATATTACTAAACATACCAGTACCAGTTGCAAATTTAACTTCTGGAATCTTGCCAATGGCATTTTTTGAACCGCCAAAATCTGCAATCAAGTTGTTAATACCTGAGATACCAGCGTTTGGAATTTTGATGACTGCATTGATACCAGTTCCAGCAAGTTGTTTCATTCCATCCCACATAGATTTGAAGCCATTTTTTATATGGCTCCACATGTCAGTGGTTTTGGATTTGATTTTCCCAATAAAGTCAATTACTTTATCATATCCAGAATCAAGTTTTTTACCGATGTTCCCGAAGAAACCAGTTAAGCCTTTCCAAAAAGTCTTACCAAAGTTTTGAGCTGTCTTCCAGATACCATCTACAAAATCTTTAAACTTCTTATTATGTTTGTAGACTAAAGCAAATCCGCCAGCTACAGGATTGGCGATAAATAAAAGAATTTCTTTCCAATCCTTTTTGAAAAAGTTAATTGCGCCTTTCCCAATTTTTACGATTGCATTGAAGCCGTCTTTAAATTTTTGAACAACTTTTTTACCAAAGTCCTTTGCGCCATCAGCTAGACCGTCTACAAATTTTTTAAATTTCTTATTGTGTTTGTATAGCTCGTAAAGCGCAATCGATACACCTATTACAGCTGTCGCAATTAGAATCATTGGATTTGCTTTAGCAAAATTAAATGCAAGTTTAATGCCGTTGCCTACAAATTTAGCAGTGTTTAGCAATCCAGTTAAAGCTAATTTAGCAGTTTTAGTTGCTACAGAAGCAGTCCATTTAAAAGCTGATTTAGTTCCTCTACCAATCTTCTTAATGCCACCAAGTTTATTATTTACTGCATCTTCTCCACGAACGCCCATAACCCAATTTAAAGCGCCATTAACTCCGCTACCAGCTTTCTTTACATCAGAAATACCGCCAGTAATAGCTCCGAATAGTGATTTTGAGGTATTTAAGACCGCTTTTGATGCAAAGTAGGCAACCAATACCTTACCAACTGCTTTTATTGCATCTTTATGCTTTGAAACTTCTTTTAAAGCGCTGGCAATATTTTTAAGAGGGTCTTTTGATTTTTTAGAGTGTCCATTCATAGCATTAATGCTATCTGAAATCCCTACAATAATTCCTTTTGCAGTATCCCAAACAGCCATTCCAAAAATCTTGGATATTTCAAAAACACTTTTCCCGATAGACGAAAGTTCTTTTTTGTGATCTTTCAAATAGTCAAAAACATTTTTTACAGTATCACCAAAACCAGTTATGCTTTTAGTGATACTTTCTTTTCCAACAACGCCAACCATATCATTCATGCCATTGACTACTGTTGATTTTAAGCTCCCAAATGCTCCTTCAAATGTTTTGGTTGATTTAGCAGCCTTTTCAGCTCCTTTGTTATTTCCGAGTTGTTCAATAGCTGTTAAAAATTCTTCCGAAGTAATTTCGCCATTCTCCATAGCTTCACGGAAGTTCCCAACGAATGCACCGTTTTTAGAAAGAGTTTCTTGTAACTTACCAGATGCACCGGGAATTGCATCAGCTAACTGATTCCAGTTTTCTGTGGTCAACTTCCCTGCCCCAGCTGTTTGAGTGAGTACCATGCCGAGCGACTTAAATGTTTCCTTATTCCCGCCAGCTATTGCGTTTAGATTTCCGCTAGCAATAGTGATTTCTTTATAGTTTTCGATACCGTTTGAAGCTAATTGAGCACCAGTATTTGCTACATCTTGTAACTCATAAACAGTTTTATCAGCATAAGTTTTAAAGAATTTGCTAGCTTCTTCTGTTTCTTTCTTAGTCTTTCCAGCGAAATTCATAGTGTTTTCGAACTTATCCAATGCATCAGAAGTAGTTAAAACTTCGCCTGACAGCCCCATTACCGAACTTGTAACTGATTGAATAGCATTAGAAGCTATCCCAGCTATTGCGCCAAAAGATAATTTTTCTCTAAATGAACCTAAAACAGAATTTGAACGATTTACATTTCTTCCTAATTCATCGATTTTAGAATTAGTTTCATGTATTCCAGTTTTTAATTTATCAAAAAAAGTTGGATTTGATTTCCTTAATTCACTCGCTAATTCTTTTTGTTCTGTTTTTGCGTGAGCTAATGCAGTAGCTGTTTCATTAATCCGTTGTTTTTGCTTAACATAAGCATCACCATCACCAGATTGAGCGACTTCTTTAAGCATTTTTACTTGCGCTTCATACTGCTTGTTTAAATTATTGACAGCGGTTTTTGAACCATTTAATTTAGCTTGTAAAGCCTCATTTTCTCTGCCCTCTGCTTGTAGCCTTTTAACATAGCTTTCGGATAAGTCATTTTGTTGTCTATATCCTTTTTGTAAATCAGCAAGTCCAGATTGATAATAGGACATCGATTGTTTAGCTTTATTTTGTTGTACTTCTAGGCTTGATAATTTAGTAGTTGCTTGGTCAATTTGCTGTTGAAATTTAAGGTATTGTTCAGCGGTTTGTTGCGTGTCCCCTTTTAATTCAGATTGTTTTTGCTTTAAAGCTTCAATCTTAGCTTGTTGAGCTTGAATCGAACTTCCTAAACCTTCGTATTTTGCTTTTGTAGCACCCAAGTAGTCGCCAGTCATTTTCAACTGGGATTCTTGGGCTTTCCAAGCGTTTGTTGACGTATTAACTAAATTAGTCATAGACTTAATACTCTCGCTAGCTTTCACTAGATCAAGAGCGATTTCAGTGGACATTTGTGCTTGTACTTTTGCCATTTTTCCTCCTTTCCTAAAGTAGTGACATAGGGTCTACTGCCCTATCTTTCATTTCTTTTGCGTTTAATATTTCTAAAAGTGAGTAATAATCTGCATTTTCGTAATCATCAATCGTCCACCCAAAGTTAATAATTGCTTGTTTTTCAACTAGCAATAGGTCTTCAATTAGATTTTCTAAATGGTGCTTTCGTTCCCAGATGTTTGGTCTTTTGGGTCTTCATCACGACTTTCTTCCATTTTTTTAATATCTTCATCAGTCATGCCCATTAAATAACTAGTTAATTTTTGAGCAATTTCTTGTGTTCGATTCGCATCAACGTCTAGCAATAACTCATAAGTTTCTTCATCCAAATCCAAAATAGAACGTATGAACGACAATGTTGATTCAACTGCAAATAAATTTAATTCAATTGAATCTGAAAAATCTTCACTTCCCTCAATTTCAGCTTCTTTATTTACGATTGCTAGTTGGTATTTATTCATACGCATAATATTTCGGTTTGATGTTAAAACTGGATAAGCTTTCTTACTCAATTCTGGGATTTTAATTGTTGTTACTTTCATGTTTTTTTACTCCTTAATCAAAAATAAAAAGGCTGGATTTTAAATCCAACCTAGGTTTAATTAGCCTGCTGGTACTGTTGGCGCTTCATAACCACCAAATACTTCTTTGAGCATATTAACTTTGTCAAATAGCGGTGCGCCAGTGAAGTATTTTTTCATCGGCTCATCGTTAAATCCAATTGCTGATAAAGCGTTGTAAGTCATGTTATCATCGTTACGAGTTTGTGCGGTATCTGTATCTGTACCAATGTTTTGTGCAGTTTCTTGCATAATACCATTAGCAAAACCAAAGAAAATTGAGTTTTTGCGATTAAGTGTTTCTGATTCGATTAAAACTGCAACGTGTGGTTTAGCTCCTGTAAGTGCATAACCACCTTTACCGTCTGATTTGAATCCAAGCATTTTTTGTTTAATATCAAATTCAAGGTTATTAAAGTCAAAAGCAACTGTTGGTGAGCCTGGGGCAATCATAACATCCTGTGTTTTGTTATTTCCGGGAACTTTAGTTGCTGAACCCTCAATACCTGAGATATTGGCTGTTTTAGAACCAAGCATAGTATCGTCGATTTCGACAATACCGCTTTCTGAAAGTCCATCTGTTTCGCCTTTAATTAATTGTTGTGTTACTGGGTCAACAAGTCCCACAGTTACCATTTTTAAACCTACTAATGCCATATTTGTTTCTCCTTTTTAATTTAAAATTTTGTCTTGCGATACATAAAAGACACCCGTAATTTGTTGGGTGTCTGGGTCAAATGTTCGCTCTCTTATGTCAATAACCGACCAATGATTCTTAGTAAAAAGTTTCATTAGTCTAATCTCAAAATCTTCTATGTTAAAATCAACATCTAATTTATAAAACAGTTGGATTTCACATAGTCTTTTGATGCCGTAAAAATCATTATTCCCTTGAGTGGTTAGTTCAGGTTTAGCCTCAGTGATCAATACGATAGTTTTATCGGTATTACTTACCACTTCTTCGGGTAAATTTACGGTATAAACATCATTGATTTCAGTAAAGCTTGCTGATTCAATGAGTTGTTTCGCCTCAATTACTACTAACACTTAGTAACCTCTCTTTCCAATGATTTTGTCGTATTCCGCTTTCTCGGCTAAAAGTACCTTTTGCAAAACATCTTGTGATTGTTGGACGTTTGTTACAAAGTGGTCGGCGGTATACTTCTTAGTTCCGTCATTTAGACGTCTTGCATTTGTTGCGTGAAAACTGTTTGGCCAACCGACCGTTGATGTTCCAACCTTCATCCCATCAACGTTACTTTTTTGAATAACAATGCTATCAGCCATATGCCCATAAACTTTGTCATCATGTTTCGAATAATGCTTTTCTCTAGTAGCTTGCTCAAGTTCATCTTTATAAACTTTTGCACCAGCACTTGTTATCTTAGTTTGTTCATCGATAGAAAGATTACTTAAATAAGAAACTTGATTGAGCCAATCTTGCAACGCTTGTTCCATACCGACCATATCAGCCTACTTTCGTGCTTTTACGTATTGTCACAAAGTCATATTTATTAAAACCGAAGTTCTCATCAGGACTAATTGAAACAATGTCATAAACTACATTATTTAACCGCACTTTTTGCGCCTCTGTGACGCTTTTATTGTGCCTGATTACAATTACCTTTGTATCTGATAAACTAGCCTGTATAGCTAAATATTGCTGATTTAAGGTACGTGTATGTGGTTTGTAATGCAAAGTGAGACTTGGAACAAACGCAAAGATATTCGCACCCGTGTTTGGGTTTGTAGTTGACTTTACTGTTCCAAATTCTACTTTTTTATTAAAATCAGACGGTAGATACTGCTTGACCATTTTCTACCTCCTCAAGATAACTTGCATATAGCCCACGTAACTGCCCGACAATACTATTAAGCGTATAATCCATTTGATAGGACTGTGTGTCAGTTACTGCAATACGATAAGTATAATAAGTGCCAGTTAGTGCAATGACTGCTGTATCAAATTCACTCTCAACATCTGCAAGAGTGTAAAATGGATATCCTTCTATCTCTTTACCAATTGCATTAATAACATAAGTATTAGCCGACTTTAAATAAAGAGGAAGCAATGATAGATCATCACTTTCGTCTAAATTTAGAGCGCTAATAACGTCTTCTTTAGTAACGCTCAAAAGCCACCTCCTATTATGCACCAGCTACGGTAGTGATTTGACCATCTTGGTTAGCAATCGCAGTGAATGAACCTGCTAATACTGCATCTGTATCTGTAGGTTGAACGTCAAAGCGATCAATAACACGGACTTTATTTGTGTCAGTTTCGAATGCACCGCCACCAATGTTTGTTGCTAAAAGCTCCATATTTTCACGGTCAAATAAAGTGATAGCTTGCTTCAAGTCACCAAAGTAAAGTGGCATAGCTGAACCAGCTTTTGGTAACCATTTATCAGCAACTACTTTAACTGCATATCCTTCGATTGATTTACCCGTTGGAGATTTTACGTCATCTTCCATTAAGTATTCACCAATTGCATTTTTAACTTTAGAAAGAGCTGTAAAACCAGATTGGTTGGTCAAGAAGATTGAAGTTGTTTGAAGCGCTGGGTCAAGACTTCCAACCATGTCTTTGATGTCATCCCATTTTGCAAGAGTTGGTTTTTTAGGAAGTGCTGATAGTTGAGCGATGATTTTTGCATTACGAGTAACAACCACTTTTTTAGCAATCCAAGAAGATAACCAAGCCATGATGTTTTCAGCTGTATCTTTAAGAAGTGAGTTAGTTACTGTTGAGATACCTGCATAACGTTTAATCAAGTATTTAACTACAGATAATTGAGGGTCATCAAGGTTTCCGATTACTGCGCCTTCTTCGTCTAATTCTGCAAGAGGTGTGATATCAGAAAGTTTTTCAAAGACACGAGAACCTGAAAGGGTAGATACTTTTTCAACATTTACATATTCTTGCAATGAATCGTATTGACGAACCAATGTATGAATAGCAGTTTGAATATCTTGCGGAATTGTAAGACCACCGTTACCAGCTACGTCACCAGTCGTTGAGGTAGTTGCATTTTGGTATTTGCCAGCAATCAAGTTTTTAAAATCTTTAATAAATGTTGCTTTAACATCTTGTTCATCTTTGTTCAATGGTTTCTTTTCAGATTTAACAACTTCCACAGCTTGAAGTTCAGCCATTTGGTCAGCATATCCGTCACGAATTGCTTTAGCATTATCTCGTTGGTCTTTTAGATCTTTAAATTGTTCTGCTGTCATAGTTTCGTCAGCTAGTGCATTTGAAATTTTGTCGTTAAGTGTTTCTACTTTTTCCCCTGCTTGAGTCCAAAGTACATTAAGTTCATTTACAGTTTTGTTCATTTAATTTTCTCCTTTTTAGTTAGTACGTAAAATAGCCAACTTCTGGTCTCTTAGTGAGATTTTCGGTTGACTATCTTTTTCATTTTTAAGTTGTTCTTTTGCGATTAAGTTTTTAAATTTATTAATCGCTTGTTTAGATGGGATATGATTGATTGAGTTAGTTATTACAATCTCTTCATTCTCATCATTCGAAAACATGATGCTGTCTGCAAAACCTTTGTCAACTGCCTCTTTAGCATTCAACCAAGTTTCGCTTGCCATCATTTGTAATAAATCTTCTTGCTTCATGCCTGTTTTTAGCTCGTAAGCACTAGCAATTGATTCATCAATACCGTTCAAAACCTTAGCTTCATGCTCAAAGTCATCAGCGTTACCTGCTCCAATAACTGATGCTTTGTGAATCATCAATTGAGCTGTTGGACTGATGTTAACAATGTTACCAGCCATAGAAATAACTGAGGCTGCCGAAGCTGCCAAACCTTGAATATTAACAACTATGTTCTTTCCGCTTGATTTCAACATTGTGTAAATTTCAGAAGCGGAGAAAACATCGCCACCATTTGATGCAACATCTAAAATGATTTCTTCATCCTCATCATTTTCAATAGCTTGTTGCACCTTTTTGGGATAAACACTAGACATTCCGAAGTAGTCGAAAAACTCGCCTGTATCGTTGTCTACGATATCGCCTTTAATGTCAATTTTCGTCAAATTATATCACCCCCTTTCTAGTTCAGGATTAGGCAAATTAAGCGGTAAAATTTCAGCGTTTTGCAAAACAAAAAGACCTTGGTTTTTAGCCAATGTCCCTACTTGTACCATTTCATTTACTCGTTTAATATGTAGACTTCCTAACGGGTCAACCGCTGGGAATAAATCACTATCAATTTTACTACCTAGTTTTGTTTCCAATTCGCTTACCGCTGGTCTTAAATAACGACTAATTGCATTGGCGTACATCCCTGAAATCATATCAATTGATGATTGTTGGTCACCTTGACCGCCTAGATAGCTGTCAGGTATTCCGTAAACTTTAGCAAATTGCTTACTTGTCCAATCTGTCTGACTCAACAATTGAGCAACATTTGATTTAATTTCAATTGGCGTAAATTCTTCCAAGTCATCCAAAACTAAAGGCCCGCCTGTCATTTGCCTTTGAGCCTGTCGTGATCTAGCTTGCTTAGTTTTGAAGTCAAGTAAACCACCGTTTTTAATTTTCAGAATTCCATTCATGTTCAATGAATTGGTTAAAGCATTCATCGTCAACTTATCACTAGCTTTCTGGATATCCATTTCTCTTGTTAATGCAAGTAAGGGACTTACACCTGACAAACCACCATCAACAGATAATAATCTAAAATGGATGATATCCGACTGTGGTACATGCAACTTAGGTTCAATTCTAGGGTCATCAAACGTGACATTATAATACAATCCGTCTGTATGGTCAGCAGTGTTGTAGTTAACCTGTGATGGTCTAATAAATTCCCAACTGACATCACGACCATTGATATTTCTATGTCTATAAGCGAACGATTCCCCAGCTAGTAACAATTGAGCAAACATAGACTGATAAAATCCGTGTCTACTTGCTGATACGCTTGGATTATTTAAAACCCCCTGCACTTGCTTACGTTCAGCAGTTAATTTAACAGTTGCTAAATCACTAGATAGCTGATTAATGACTGCGAATAAATCAGAATTACGTAAAGCAACCTTTGCGGATACCCATTCACTGTTAGCTGTATTTGTTAACAGATAATCTAAATCATCATTTGAAAAGAATTGACCAGTTGGCGTTTCTGTCACTGCATTGCTGAATTTAAATATTGGCATTTCCTCACCTCCTTTCTAAGATAAAATTAGATAAGATCACCGCCTTTCTAGTCGTTTTTATTTCCGCTTAAAACCTCAGATAGCAACCCTGCTAAAATAAAGGTAACTGTCATTGACACACCAAAGGCAATATGCTCTTGATAGTACGTTGTCAAATTAACTGTAATTGCCGATGCTAGAAACATCAACAAATCAAAAATCTTCCAGATAAACTGAAAGAATGCTTTAAATATCTTCATTTTTAATAAAAAAGGAACTAAAATAGCTCCTTTAACCTTTCTATAACATCTTCATCGTATCTGATCCTGATTAATTCCAAATCATTTTCAGAGCAATAATTATTCTTTATTTCATCGTGTTTCTTGATATAATCATAACCATATTTACCATCAAAAAATGGTATCTTTTTAAAATGTTGTATTCCGTCATATTCAATTAATATTTTTTCTTTTGGGAGAAAGAAATCAAATGGCAGTGGCATTTTATCTCTACATTCATTAATTTTATACTGTTCAATAAATTCTACACCATTTTTCTCTAAAAATTTTCTGATTTTATCTTCGCCCAAACTTTTACCGCAATACTTGCAAAGTTTGCTTTTTAAAAACCCATCAGGTAATGTTTCAAATTTTCTTCCGCACTTCAAATGCTTAATTATTATTTTACTTCTTGCATTTTTATATTCTGTTAGCACTTCAAAATCGTTTCCAATTTCATTTTTGAATACACTCAATTCCTTTCTACAACGGTCTGCAGTTTTTTTGCTCTTACAATTTGGGCAACCTCTCGGTCTATCTTTTGAGATTAGTTTAACTGGTGAAATTTTAAATTCATTTCCACATTCTGAACATTTACAAACTACCTTTTCTTTGCTGTTCTTATAAACATCTAAAACAATGTACTTATCACCCCAAATCATTTTTACTTCTTTTGTAAATTCATTATTTGTTTTTATAGAGTTTTTTATTCTACAATCCATACAGCCTTGCCCGTTTTTTATTCCTAAAGGAATCTTTTCCCATTGCTTACCGCATTTTTTGCACCTAACAGGAATTTTTGTTTTTGCATTTACATATTTTCCTAGTATTTCCAAATTTTTGTTTTTAGATTTTTTTATACTTTCTAAAAACATTTCGTGTGTTACGATTTTTGCCATAATTCTCTCCTATATAAATATTATAACACGTATATACGTACTTTACAACTATATTTTAAGTTGTATAATGTAATAAAGGAGATTTTAATATGAAGAAGAAATTTACAACAACTTTGGATGATGAAATAATAAAAAAGGCTAAAATTAAAGCCATCGAAGAAGGAACAAGTACGGCTGAATTAATTGAAAAATTGCTAAAAGAATATTTAAAAAAGAGTTGATTAACATCGGCTCTTTTAATATTCCTCCAACATCCCACTTTCTGGATTTTTTAACCATTCTAGAACTTGTTTTTCTGTCATTCTGTCAACTTGCCAACTTTTGTCATTTACTATTCCAAAATCATCGAAGTGGTACATCCCTTGCCAAAAACCATCAATTATTGCATCTACCACATCGACCTTGAGAGTTGACTTCATTTTATCAACCTGGATACCTATATTATCTTCTTTAATTACCGCATTTAACAAGGCTTTTTCCATGATTTTGTCATTCAATCGTGTAATATTGCCCTCAATAAATAGTGTTTGTAAGAATTTTGTAGGGTCTTTTAACTCACTTGTTCGTTGCCTGATTGGTGTCAAATTTATACTTGTGTTAAGTTCAAGAGCTTTTATTATTTTATCCACCATCATTGCATCGTATCCAAATAGTAAAACATCTAGCTCATTTTCTTCTATATATTCTACTATCCATTTATATACTTCTTCTGGGTCTATCAACCCTTGCGGATGACTTGTGACAGTACAGAATCCTTGCTTTTCTAACTCACGGTAATTGATACCGTCTTGCTTTTCTTTAGCCTCAATACTCCCTGCGACTTTCCAAGGAATGAATGAATGTTGCTCAACATGCCATTTCTTTTCTGTTTCATATGGATAGATAAAAGCTACTGACGTGTTATCCGAAAACATAGATGCATCAAATCCCATATAAACACGTTTTCGTTTAATGTCAAACTCTGGCACAATTGCTTTTTCAATATCTTCTAAATCCAAAAACGAATTTGAATCAGCAAGCAACCAACAGTTCATATTCTTAACTTGGAAGTCAGCAATTTTGCCATTCAACATTGATGAATCCCGCTCTGAAATCAGACCTTTTAAAAGATTGACTTTTAAGTCGGGGTGATTTAATAACGGGTTTGCCTTAGCCCACGTTTCAGGTTGAAAAGTTTCTTCTAAACTATCCTGCGACCAAATCAAACATAATTGATCATCAGCTGTTCTATCGTAATCACGTTCCATAACTTCAATAAGAACTTTTTGTTCCTTATGAAATGGTACGTCAGGTTTTGGATAAGCCGTTGAAATCTCAATAAATCTACTACCCTCTGTGTTGACTTGACCAGATGTTATTTTAGATAATCCGTCCGATGTCGTTAACTCTCCAACTTCATCAGCTATTGCTACACGAAAATGCTTGCCATCGAACTTACCTGATTCAAAAGAAATTGTGAAAACTGAATTACTGTCTGTTTTCGCTTTTATTTCTCGTGATTGAATCTGTACACCAGTTTCATTTGCAAGGGATTTAAACGGTTCAACCTCAATGATGCGTTCCATCATTGATTTCACATAGGTATAAAGCTTCATTGTTTGGTCAAAGTTGATTGAGCTAATCAGATATTCTTGGTTACTTAAACCAATCGTTTCAATTAAAAAAGAATAGTTAAGAACTATTCCTGCAATCATTGTCTTACCTTGCGCCCGTGCCATCGATAGAATGATATTAACGAATCTAGGCAATCCCTCCAAATCAAACCAGCCAAATATTTGGCTGAATATAAAAAATTGCCAATCCATTGGGACTAGCTTTTTTGTTAGATCATCTACATTAGGTACAACTTTCAGAAAGTTAAAAAATTTATTAAGTTCGTCTAGTGAGTAGATGTATGGAAAATCTGCTTGTCCTTGACGTTGTAAATCTCGTAGATGTCTGAAACAAGCGAGCCTGATGTTATATCCTGCGATTATCTTTTCATCTAAAACGTCAAAAGCGTATTTAGTTCCGACATCTTGATATTTTTCTCGTATCTCTGACCAGTCTATCTTGTGATACCATTCCAACACATTTTTCTTTTGTGTTAAATCTACCTTTTCCATATACCTCCTTTCTACTTACCTAAAAATTCTTTCATCAATTCTGCGGTTGATTTTTCATTCTTATCTTCACTAGCAATCGCAAGTAATTCTTGTCTTGCTTTTGGACTAAGACCAAGAGCTGTTCCGATTGAAGTTAATTGCGTGTTAGCATTTTTCATAATATCAACAGCTGGATTCTTTTTAAAACCGACAAAGTCTTCTCCGATTTTATCGCCCATTTGATTTTGTACTGATTTATAGATAGCTGTCTGAATCCCATTGTCTTGAATATCTGCATAAGCCTGTCTATAAATTTCATAATTTGTACAGTACATTTCTACAAGATGCACATCAATCCGATCGACCTTATTTGTAGCGTCTAAAAAAGGGACGACTTTACGATAACATTCTCCTGAAAGCCTCCCCAAATAGTCAGGAGGGTCTTTAGGTAAATGCCCGTCGTTCTGCCGATAATATGGTTTTCTAGCCATTCACTAAATGACCTCCTTTCTTTGGGTGCCCCCCTAGTTTAAAATTTGAAAAAAATGGATATTTTTGCAAGAAGACACCTTATAGTGGCTCTCCTACGGCTCATACATGGGGCGGGTATGATTTTTATATTAGTTTGGTACAATTATATTTCCTGAAGTTAAAATCGCTTAGAATGCAAATTAGAGCCCTTGTCGTTCGTCCTTCTTTTTCTTAATCAGTAGCGCCCAATCTGCAATAGATAATCTTATTTTTGTGTTGCGCAAGTTATCTGTACCAGTACCGTACATTTGTTGCTCTAACTTACGCTTCACGTTATCACAATCCTTGCATGCTGTAGCGATGTTGCTAACATCTCTGCTCATGTCTGGTGCCACCTCGTATGGTGTAACGTGGTCACCTATCCTACTGTTAGCAGTGGTGATGCCAACTGCTTTGCAATACTGACAGATATAATGATCACGCTCCAATACTTGATGTCTGATTGATTGCCATTGCTTGCTACGATAGAATGCATAGCGTTCTTTCCTAGCTTCGGTTGCATTACGTGTCACAGTATTATACTTAGTCCTGCTTGCACGTTGGTTAAGCTTAGCAATGTACTCTGCTTCGTCTGCTTTGTGTAAGTCACAGAAGTATGTACCAGCATTAACTAATGCATGACAGCCGTTACGCTTACATCGTCTTACTTGTGGCATTACCTAACCTCAATATCCTAGTTCAAGCCATCTATATATAGTGTCAATAGATTCTTCTACAATATATTCATCAACACATTTATTATGTTTTACAAATACCTCTGTTATACCTTTATCCTCAACATCACGTTCGTTTGCTGATGCACACTCTTCTATTCCAATAATATTATCCACTGGAATAATTACTCCATGTCTAGGTATAATTAATTCTTTATCGCTACCTAAATCAAAGTTAATATTCCTATCTGCAACTGTTAGCTTAATAAACTTCATCTCTTTCCTCCATAATAAAAAGCCACTCAATGAGTGACTAGGTAACCCTTGCCTACACAGAGATGCAAGCTTAGAGCAGTGTAACCTATTAGGTTTCTTTTATAGGAACCGTTTGAATTACATTTTTACTCGATACAGTCACTCTCCTCGTTAACCTTTAAAAATAAAATGATATTTCTGGATAACTTTTTCTTCACTTTTTGATATTCCTTAGAATCTACTCTGATTCTAGTTTCATCTTCAAGGACTACAAAATACTTATCCGCTTCTTTTGATACTGCTACTACTTCTTTATCCATCACTCTTTAACCCTCCTGCCCGACTATTGAGATAGTAGGATTCGAACCTACGCTTCTAGATTAAAAGTCTAGCGGTCTACCACTAAGCTATATCTCAACTAGTTTTCAGGTCGATTACTGATAAGAGGAGACCACAGGATAAAATGGGAAAGTGTTGTATCTTCCCTGAAAACTTCATGCTACCAATTTATCATCAAAAACGTGACAATTCTATATGTTTTTGTGTCAGATTCCAACTTTTTTCGAAAAAATTTCTAAAATACGTTCACGCTTACGATATACCGATTTTCTAGATACGTGTTTAATATAAGCGATCTCTTCCCATGTATTAGTTGAACCATCACCCCACCTTAGGTAGAAAATATCAGTAAGCTCATTGTCTAATACCTGTAAGGTTGCAATAACAGCTTCTTTGAAATTAATCAATCCTTTTAGGTCACGGTCAGTATCCCATCTTGCAACAACATCTTCTGTCACTTTTGAAACAAAATTAGCTTTTCCACCACCAATATTAGTATCAATTTCAGTATTAACATCTGTTTGTAATTCTAGCTTACGTAAAGCAATCTTATTGTCAATAAACCGATAGTCAAACAAAGCTTCATCATAGGCTTTTAATTTTGCATTTGATAACTTATTCAACCGGTACTCCTCTCTTCGTCCATCTAATCAACCTGCCACACTCGTCATTTTTCCAATCTGGAGGGATTCGTTCTGCAGGCACATAGACAATCTTTTCTTTTGGTTCAGGCCAGCCTGCTAGCCATGTAGGACTAACGTTAAATGCTTTTGCAATTTGCTCAGTATTCGCAAGTGATGGCACGCTACTACCAGATATGTAATTAGCAATAGTTGTTTCTTTAAGCCCAGCTTTATCAGCAAACTGTTTTATACTTAATCCGTTCAGATCTCTTAAATATTTCAATCTATTTCTCATGGCATTTCCTCTCTTCTTCTGCCACATTTAGCGGAATCTACACATAGCATTGCATCACGTTTTAATTCTACCTTGCCCCATTTTTTTAAAAGTTCTCTAGTATCGAAACCATGTTTTACAACAACTGCATATCCGTTAGGTGTCTCAAATTTTTCAGGAACATCTAAATATAATTCAGTAACATCTGCAATAAAATCACCTATTTTAGACTTGTCATCATCATAATCAAACATCCATTTATTTGTTAAAGCATTTTCTTTCTTACTTGCAACACTTGCAATTTTAGAAGGCAGACTTGCCATATTAATATCATTATCTAATAAGTAATGCATCAATGCTTTTTGGACTTTTGAATTATCACGCTCATTCACCGATATGTAAAATCTTGACGTCTCTTTTAAACGTCCTTTTTCAACAAATAAGTCAAACTCATCTTTTAGCTCTTCAACATTTTTTGTTGTTAAAAAGGCTTTTGTTCGTTCTTTAAAAAACGGCAACTCTTTATTATCTTTATTTCTAGAGGTAAAAAGAACAACTCGTAATTCTTTACCTCTCTCATTGTTCCAACTTGTCATCCCCTATCCCCCATTTCCAGTAAGTTCTGCAATCCTAGCAGTCTTATCAGCTGATTCTTCACTCGCTTTTTTAAGCTGATACTGCGTTCTGTCTAGTTGGTTAGTCAAGCCGTCGATTTGCGGTTGCATAGACACCCTTCCCAGATGAAAGCTGACAAACAACATTCCAAGCCAGAAGATTGTCATTAGTAAATATGTGTAGTCTTTGCGATTCATTCTTCCACTTCCTCCAAAAATTTCTATACCTCGTCAATTTTAATTCGTGCAGCCGGATACTTTTTGCGAAGTTCCAATTTTGCGACTCTTGCTTCAAGGTGTGCATTGAACCAATGTGTTTCAATAGCTACACCATCTTTGTAAACTGTTACTGTGTAATTCATGCATTTACCTCTTTCAAACTAACCCAAGCATAGTCAGGGTATTTTTCAGCTTCTGATCTTGTTAATCTAAAGGCATTATCTGGATAATTTTCAAGAATAGTTGAAGCGCCTTTAAAACGTGTTACATACTTATTCCATTTATGAGATTTAAGAATACCTAGCTCCTCATTATGTTCACGGGTCTCAATTAGCCAATCAAGATTTTGTCTAGCTTTTTTTAGGTCCTCGACACCATTTTTCTTATGGAATCGCAGCATATACTTAATAGCATTTCCCCAATAAAATCCTTCTTCATAATCGGGACTAGCTCCAAAGTTCTTTATAACATCAACAGCTTCTAGTCCGTTTTTACCTTGGTAGTGACTTGGTTTTTTAATGATATCATTCATATTTTATACTCCTGTTAACTGTGCTTTGACTGCTTCAAGCAGTGCGTTTTGGTTTTTCTCTTTACCCTGCAAAATACTAAGTACTTTTTCATCAACAGTGCCTTCAGCTACAAGGTGATGAATAATAACAGGCTCTGTTTGGCCTTGACGGTCTAGCCTGGCATTTGCCTGTTGATAATATTCAAGGCTCCATGTTAGACCGAACCAAACAATAATATGACCACCTTTTTGAAGATTAAGGCCATGACCGGCTGACTGTGGATGACAAAGCAGCATTGGTATTTTTCCAGAATTCCACTTGTCAACAGTCGTCAATTCTTCAGCTTGTGGGAATTTTTTCTTTAAGCGTTCTAGGTCATGTTTGTACTGATAAAAAACTAAGATTGGTTGACCTTGGCTGTCTTCAACAATATCTTCTAAAGCTTCTAGCTTGTCATCATGAATAGAGATAACGTTTTTCTCATCATCATAGATAGCCCCGTTTGCCATTTGAAGTAACTTATTAGCTAGAACTGCAGAATTTGAAGCGGTGACTTCTTGGTCTTCAAGTTCCAGGACTAAATCTTTTTCAAATTGCTTATAAGCTCTCATGTCTGATAACTTGATTGTGACAACGTTGTCTGTTCTAGGTGGAAGCTTTAAAAAGTCTTTTGCTTTCATGCTAATGCAGATGTCATCAATCTTTTGATAAATTTCTTCTTCTGCATTTGGTCTCAAAGCCCAAGAATAGACAATAGGCCCATTTTGTTTATCTGGTCTAAAATAACGATCCTTAAATCTTGTCTGACTGGTTTCAAGTCTTTCTCCACCATCCATAAGATAGATTTGTGGCCAAAGGTCAATGAGACTATTAGGCGCTGGCGTTCCAGTTAATCCAACAAACCGTTTTATTTTTGGCCGGACTTTTCGTAAAGCTCTAAATCGTTTTGACTTGCTAGATTTGAAACTAGATAATTCATCAATAATCACGAAAGTAAAAGGCCATTTTGATTTATAGTGTTCTACTAGCCAAACAACATTTTCCCGATTAATGATGTAGATATCAGCTTCTTTTTTTAAAGCCTCAACCCTTTTTTTGGTTGTCCCAAGGACTTTTGAATAAGTAAAATCAAAACCCCATTTTTCGATTTCGGCCGACCAGGTTTCATCAGCTACCTTTTTAGGTGCAATGATCAAGATTTTGTTCCCTTCACAGAAGATGTTCTCGATTTCATCAATAGCTGCTAAAGTTGTTAAAGTTTTGCCAAGACCCATATCAAGAAGAAGCCCACAATGGGAATGTTCAACTATCCACGTTTTGGCATATTCTTGATACTCGTGCAATTTCATATCCAGTTCTCCATATCTCGTAAGGCCTGATCAACTGCTTCATAAGAATCCACAACCCAAACATGCTGACCTGCATTCTTAATTTTCTTGTGCATGGCAATCTGACTTGGCCTTGGTTTTTTTCCAGGTGCTTTAACCTCTACAAAGAAAGTTCCTGTGTTCATGACAAGTATTCTGTCAGGCACACCTATCGTCCCTGGACTTGTGAATTTCAAACACAGTCCTCGTGTTTTCTTTTTCAAATAATTTTCAATGTCTTTTTCAGTCCTCATAAATTCTCCTTTAGTCAGGGTTGGTCAGGGTTACCGTTTTTTCAACTTATTATTTCTTTTTTATATATGTGTTTTATATATCTCTTTATATATATACTTCTTTTTTATTTATTATTAAGTTAATAGAAGAAAAGTGGTAACTCGGTAACCTTATGCAGCTAAAGCTTTGGTGCTATTGGGTTTATAGAGGCTACCGTTTTTCAGGAAGGGTTACCGATTTGAGTAGCCTTTCAGAAAAAGTTACCGAGTTACCGTTTTTTCCAATTCAGTTTTTAGTTTTTTAGAAATATTTTTCAAAATTTTATTTTAATAGTTTTAAAAAGTGGTAGCTTGGTAACCATCAAATGTTACAACCCTAAAAACGGTAACCCTTAAAACTCACTTTTCAGCCTAAAACCGACCCATTTTTTAGTCTGTTTTCCGCCAGATTTAATGTTTTTATTTTCATAATTCAGCTCTCTCAATCTCTGATTAAATGAATTTCTGGCCAATGGTTTATAGCCCGAATCAAGACAATATGACTTGTAGGCTGGGTAAACATCTGAAACGGGAACCTTGAAGTCTTCTCCCATGTCACATTCATCCTCAAGGAATAGTGCGACAACGTCATTTCCTTTTTCCCATTTCTCAACGCTATTTTTCATGCTGCTACTGATGCTAAAATCTTTCTTAGCTAGTGCCTTACGAAGCCCAACCATTGCCTTGTTGAAGATCCCTGGTAATTCACTCATTATGGTATCAAGTGGGTATTCTTCTTTGATTTCTCTGGTCAAAACTTTATTCATCTCGAGGATCATCATCCGCCGTTTAAGTCCTCCGCTGAAGTCTCTCATTGGTGGAAGTTCATTCATTGCAAAGGATAACTTGGCATAATTGTAGAAATTAATAGGCTCTTTGTTCTTACGGTCAGCATGAATAGTATCTTCACCGGTCAACATCTTAAGCGTAGCTCCATCGGCTAAATATTGAGGTTTTGCGTCTGTATCAAAGTTGGCAGTCTTACGATAAAGGCCAATCTTGGCAAAGCGTTCTTGCATTAGATACTGTAAAGTTACTGCTGAATAGTTGTCAGCTCCTATCATCTCTCTAAGCACGTTGATAATAGTAGACTTACCAGTTCCACCACTACCGAAGATGAAAAGCATCTTCTGGATAGTGTACTCACGGTAAAAGTTGTAACCGAACCATTCAAAAATAAAGTCAATGTTCTTGGCTCCAACCGTCTCCTTAAGGAATCCCTCAAAGGTTTCACAAGTTGCTTCTGGATCATACTCAATAGGATGGCTTGACCTTGCGTGTAGTTCCGGGTCAAACTTACTTGAGAAAGAATTAGTCTTAATATCATAGACACCATTTGTAAGAACAATTTTACTAAGGTCACTCTCTGTGAAAACATCACTTGAGAAGGCTTGAGCTCTTATTGCAACGATCGTTTCATTGATATGTCTAATCTTAGTGATTTTTCCAAGCTTCTTGGTTGAAATATAGCTTCTAATAAACTCTTCAGCATTTGGTAGCCATATCCCTTTTTCAGCGTCGTATCTTAGGAACTCAAAGCCGTCCCAGTAAACAGGAACTTCTTTTAATATCTGAGTAGCAAGCATGTAGCTATTAACATCAGGCTCACCTCTCTCATCAATCTCAAGCCAACTTCTATCATCTTCTACAGGTAACTCTTCATCAAAGTCACCCAAGGCCTCAGAAAGAAGATAGTCTCTAATCTCAGGTAGGTCAGAAACAAAAGAGTTCATAGCTTTACTCGATGGGAGCTTACTTGTTGCTAGTCCATCCTTGGCGTCACTGTCCAAGTCTCCAAATTTGTGGATGCGGACAAGGTCGTAAGCATTGACTAAAGTATCTCCAACAGGGTCAGTCCCGTGATGGCTATAAGCAAAAACATCATCATAGATAACAAGACCGTTTGCCGTCGAACCGCCAACATAGGTATAACGATCATTTGTCGTGCCTTCTTCGTAGACACCTTCTAAGAAAGTAGCAATTGCTTGTCTGATGTCGTAATTACGGCAGAAAGCACCAACTAGACCTTTCTTACTTAGTGGGTCACCTTGTTTTTTAGCTTCATGTTGTCGTCTAACTGTGTGGGTTTCACTTTCAGGCCAAAAACTTGAGTCATTCCAATCTGGGTAAGTATCAAGAACAGTATCAACACTCAAAAGTTCGTCGTCATTAAAAACAAACTCAAACTCTGCATCACTTGCATGACTTGGCCAGAACATCATCCGGACACTCTGATAAGTCGTATCATCAAAGTTCGACATACCTAATTGACTGGCTAAATACCGAGCTACTGGCTCATACTCATCTGGCAACATCAGCCTATCTGTCGGGATAATAATTCTGTATTTAGCTGCCTTTTGTGAATGGCTGTGAGTACTATAAAGTACATAGGCATAATCTGCTAAAATATCAAGCTTGTCTAAAAAGTCCTTACTTGGGCTATCCGCATCAAGCGCGATCAGAGAACGACTTTGAACGTTCTCATTTCGACGCTTACCTTGTTTTAACCAACCCCCAACGAAGCCACCTACGTCCTTAGCCTGACCTTTTTCAGCCCGTGACATCTTACTGTATTCAGCAAATGTTTCTTGGGTGACCGTAGGCTTCTTGAGTCTTTCAACTAGCTCTTGCCAAGTTAGGCTGATATTCTTCCAAGTCTTGGATGTTCGTGAGTTACCCGTAGCGATATGAAGCTCTTGCAGAGGAGAATGTTTTACTATTAAATTTTCTTGTTCTCTTATTTGCTTCATCTATTTAATCCTTCATATAATATTTTGTTATGTAGCCCTCACTGTTAAGAGGAAGTCCCTCAGCCCATTCAGGCGCTTGTGCCATTAAGTCATTGACTTCTTCAATTGTCATGCCTGCGCCCTCAATAATGGCCTCATCATGTACATGAAAGACAACATCATGACCAGCTTCTTCAATCCTTAACAATGCCTCTGCTAAGATATCTCTTGCGGTCGCTTGGACAATGTTCTCGACTAGCTTCCCGCCATAAGTCTCTTGTCGTGTGAAGTAGGCCTTGTCCCCTTGGCCCTCGTAGATAATCTTATCCCCATAATCGCCCGGCTCAATCTTGGCTTTTGCATAGGCTAAGTTCCGACCGCTTGGTAGCTTGATTAATAAGAAGCCTTTCCGGTAATTGAATGTTAGTTTTCCAAATCTAATAGGTCTCTTGGTTTTAAGGGCTTTAATTGCTGCCCTTTGAACATCTTTCCAGAACTGGACAATCTTTTGATTAGCCCTGCGCCAATCATCAACAAGACCCTGAAGCTCTTCTTCGTGGACGCCCATGCTTAGGGCTCCCATTTGCTTAAGCGCTCCTGGTCCCCCCTGATAGCCCAAGGCTAACTCTGAAATCTTACCTTTTTGGCGTAAGCCCTTGTCAACTTCTTCAATCGGAATTCCGAACATCTGACTAGCAGAAGCTTCATAAATCTTCCCATGAGTGGCAAACACTTCTAAGCGCCACTTCTCGCCTGCAAACCAAGCAATGACACGAGCTTCAATAGCTGAGAAGTCAGACACGTAGAACTCTGTACCTTCTTTAGCAATTAAAGCTGTTCTGATTAATTGTTTAAGTGTATCGTTTAGACTGTCATAGAGAATTTCAACGGCGTCAATGTCACGCTTTTTAACAAAGTTTCGTGCATCATCAAGATCACTGAGATAGTTTCGTGCTAGGTTCTGAACTTGGACAACTCGTCCGGCCCATCTTCCTGTACGACTAGCCCCATAGAATTGAAGCAATCCATGCACTCGGTTATCCGAGCACATAGCTCTCTCCATTGCTTCATATTTTTTAAGACTTGACATGGCTGTTTGCAGTTTCAACTCTAGGACTCTCTTTAGTTCTCCTTCTGCAGTTTCAAGCTCACTCTCGACGTCGGCTTTTGTGAGACCACTGGCTGAGTAACCTTTTTCTTTTAGCCAAGGTAGAAGCTGAGCTCTACTGTTTGGGTTAGCAAGTCCTGTTATGGCCTTAAGTTCACTTGCTAAACTCTCCATTTTGATATCTTTACAGTAAAGTGCCGAGTCAACTAATTCAGTATCAAGACCAACGCCTCGGTCATTTATCCGCTGATCACAAGCATAATATTCCCATTCTCTGTCATGGACAGGAATTGTTTCAAGTCTTTCAGCTATCGCGATCTGAGTGACGACGTCTTGAATATTGTACTCCCCATACTCTCGCCATTTTTCAGGGTCATGTTCAGGTAAATTTCTAGTTCTTCCGCCATTAGCTTTCGTAGGTTTGCAAGGAATAGAGAAGTAACGAATGAGGGCTTTTCCCCTAGTGTCTTTTTGTTCTTCCAATCCAAGATAGGAAGCACACCTCTCAAGACTTGCAGGCAATCCAAGCTCTTGAGCATGAACCATGATATCTTTCCAGTTTTTAGGGTCGAAGTATCCTTTTGACCATCCTTTTTTCTGGAAGTACATCGATAAACAAATTCTTTCAAATACAGTATTCCACGCCCAAAACGTAGCATCTGCATTTAGAATGTGTTCTTTTAAAAACTCAGGGAATTCTTCTTTTGTAAGATCAACTAAAACAACTTCTCCAAAATTGATTGAATAGGACATAAACAAAATGTCAAAATCTTCAGCATCAGCATATTTGTACACCCCATTTTTTATATCATTTGAACTATAAGTTTCTAAATCTAAATCTATTCTCATGTTTTATATAGCTCCTCTTTCCTGTGTAACAAGGCTTTATGTGCCTCCTTTGGTGACCGATAGATTCCAACATACATTCTCTTCCCGTTGTGCGTAAGAGAGGCTTGCCATTTTCCTGTTGACTTGTGCAAGCTAACCCCTGAAAAACCAGATTTATTTGTGGACGTTAAAGTTTTTCGAGGTAACGTTTTTAGGGCATGTTGCTTATTTTCAGACGAAGTTACCCACTCCAAGTTTGAAGCCTTGTTATCTGTTTTAACTCCGTTTTTGTGGTTTACTTCAGGCTTTAAGTCGGGGTTATCAATAAAAGCTTCGGCTACTAACCTGTGGACGAGCTTAACTTTTCTAACCCCATTAGAACTTAAGGAGGCTAATAGATATGGACTGGTCTTACCAGGTCTTAATTTAATAATCCTACCTTTATGTATAAAACTTGAGTTTTTTAGATATAATACTTTGTCAAAACTTCTAACTCTTCCAAAGTTACTAACCTCATATTTTCCTTCGTAGCCTTTTATTTCTTTCCATACTTCTTCCAAACTAACCTCCTTAAAAACGAGAAGCCTCATTTGAGGCCCTCTCTTAGATAAAATCTTCTTCGTCGTCTTCTTCATCCCACTCGTCGAAGTCTGCATCAGCTGAAGCTTTGCCTCCGAGGTAATCACCAGGAGCGACAATTTGCACGTTATTAAGTCCGCATGAGATACCTTTGTTACCAGCTGTGTTATAAGCATAGGCGTTTAACGATACGCGGGCATAAACCCCTGAGTAAACTTCTTCTGCTGAGTCAACTTTGTTTTTATATTTGTCAATGATCTGTGGCTTAGTTTTGCTTGAGATTGACATAAACATGTGACCAGCATATTCTGGATGTTCTTCAGTGTCCATATCTTCGTCACCGTCGCGAAGAGTGGTTTTAACACGTTCCCACTTAATACCCTTTAGCTTGTCATTTTTAGCAGCTTCATAGGCAGCTTTTTGGGCATCTTGAATTTTCTTGATGGTTGCTTTATCTGTTTTTGGAATTAAGATAACTGTTGAATATTTTGCTTCTTGACCTTCAAACGCTTTAGGTTCTAGTAAAGCTACATAGCTTAAACGTACTTTTCCGGTTACTACTTTAGTTGTGTTTGTTGTTGTCATAATTAATTTCTCCTATTCAAAATCTTTAATAGCTTGTTCTAAGCTATTAATTGCTGTGCGTTTATCCTTTTCATGGACAAGTACAGGTTTACCCTGTGGTTTATCAATATACTCAGAGAGCAATTCTGAGAAGGTCGTTTTACCTACTAACTTCTCAAGGGCTCCCATTGCAAGAAGTTCTTGCGGTTTATAGATGTCATCAAAGCCTTCTTCTTGAAGAAGTTCAGCAGCTTTTTCTTTGTTTGTAATAATTCGGTTACTTCTACCTTCGACTATCTTATAACCTGGTATTTCTTTACCTTGTAGGGCTTGAGTGAGGGCATAAGCTTCAACGGATTCAACCCATTTCTTAATCTCTGTAGCATGATCCAAAATGTCTTGGATAGCTTCATCAGTTAAATAGATGGGCTCTTGATAATCATAGCGATCAATAATTTCCCAATTCTGCTGAGCTCTTGGAACAAGTTTGGCTGCAACTGGTGACCATTGTAGAACCTTAGCATTTAAGTCCCATTCACCAATCCCTGCTTCTGCTTGGGCGGCCATTGGGCCAACGACATTATTCGCCCAATAGAGAAGTTCTTCTACAAAGATTTCAACGGAGCTGACTGAGTCAAGCCTTGGTTGGATGATGGTCATTTTAATCTTGTCAAAATCGTAAATCATGTCATAGGCTGCAAAAGCACCTAAGGCATAGAGACCCATTTGTGGGTTTTGGTTAGCAGAAACAGGCATCCCCTTGCCATACTTCAAGTCAATAATTTCAATGGTGCCTTCAGTTAAAATAACAACGTCTGACGTCCCAAATCCATTTGGTACCCACTCGCTAAAGTCAACACGCTTTTCAAGTTCAATCTCAGCCTCTTCATAAGAATTGAAATGTTCCATGACAATGTCTGTATAGAGCTCTGTCATTTCTTCCATTTCTTCATTATAGAAATCTGTATTTTCCTTAAAAGCTTTTATTAGCTGATTAAATTTGCGCTTATTAATCTTTCCAGATTTCCACATAAGCTTGATTTCTGATAACTCGTGAGCGCTTGTTCCTTCTTGTGTGTAGACGGTGTCTCTGCTTGGATATTCTGCTTCTAACCTTGGAAGCATAGGGCAATATAACCATCTGTGAGCGCTAGAAGCTGACAGCAAGGCGTGATTTTCTACTGGCATTAGAGGGCCTCCAATTTCTCCACAAATTCTTCAAAGCTTTCTTCAGGGATTTCTGTTACCTTATGAATACCCATTTCAGCTAGAATTTCTTTGATTTCTTTAGACTTGCCTTCCCCGGCTTTTGCGCTGGCCATCTTTCGGATTTCAGGCATTGTGAAAGTAGGTTTAGGATCAGCAACAGCCTCTACTTCCTCTTTCATTTCGATCGGTTTCTTCTTAGGCTCAACAGCCTTAGCTACTTCTTTAGCCTCAACCTCTACTTCTTTTGGTTTAGCACCTCCTAGGGCTTCTCGCATTGACCCAAGCACTTCCTCAAGGCTATTACCTTTAAATGTTAATTCAATCATTGTTTTTCTCTCTTTCTGTGATATACTGTATGTGAATAATATTTACATGAGACGGTGTCCTAAGCCGTCTTTTTTGATGCAATCAATAGCCTCACCTCCCCAACCTTGTTTTGATGTCAAGGATATCTCTTGTAATTTCTGACCGATAATAAGGACTATCATGAACCCTATCATCGTAATCAGGATTGTCTTTACACACTTCCCTATCTTTTTCCTCATCGTATTCATAAATGTAAGGATTGTCGATAATATCTAGCTCCCTTTCTAAATGTTCCAGGGCATATTCTAAGTATTTTTCTTCCAACGTTTCCTCCTCAAATCTCTATTTTCAGCTTCAAGTTTCTCAACAATATTAATGAGCCTATCTATTTCAGCTCCTAGTAATTTTCCGAGATCATCTTTATTCATAGGCTTTGTTTTTAAATGTTATTATGATGTCATCTGACTGACACCGAGGGCAACTAAGTAATGGATATTCAGAAGTTTCACTGAATTCACGATCACAATCGCCACATTGGTATTCTCTATAAAAGACTGTCATTGAAGCTCTCATTTCTTCTTTTAGTATAATTTGGTCATCAAAATCAAGTTGGTTCATGGCATAATCAAGGTGAGACTTCTTTATAAATCCGGCTTGAATCATAATGTCTAATAAATTTGCTTTAGCAATAACTGCTTTTATAAACCTTGAAAATTCTTCTTGAGTCAATCCTTTTTCTTCTCGTAGTTGTTTAAGTCTATTCATTTAAGAACCCTCTCAATCCGTTTAATAATTCATACGCTTGTTTGTATTGCATGTACTGTTTTGCGTTAACAATGATTTCGCCTTCTTTAAGTTTGACAACATCTGGATTATCTGAATATCCAAGCAAGTATGCTTGTGATACATTGAAATAAATAGCTAATAGTCCAGATGCAGAACCACTAAGTTCATTAATTCCATTTTCCCATCTGGAGATCGTTCTTTCCGTAACATGTAAAGTGTTAGCTAATTCTTCTTGTGTAAGTCCTTTAGCTTTCCTTAGTTGTTTAAGCCTATTCATTCCACATCTCCCATCATCGCCCGTGCAAAATACTTGTGAAATTCATTGTACTTTTCAGCATTATGTTCCCATCCATTGTTTTGGATAGTCCACTCTTGTTTTTGTTCTACTTCTGGTTTTGTAAATAGCCAATAAAAAAATTTCATTTGTTCATACTCCTTAAAAATCGTTGGACGTCTTGCAAATCGTAAGTGTACTTGCCACCTTTTACTTTTTGGTGGTATCTGAATTTACCCTGGTCACGCCAATTTTCTAAAGTAGTTCTACCCCATCCAGTTATTGTTTGGAGTTCTTTAATGCTGACCCAATCAACTTGTCTGCGTTGTGTTGCTACTTCTTCTGCAATCAGAGCCTTTAATTCTGACCTGCTGATTGTGATGACATCATTCATTGATCAATACCTCTCTTTCTGGTATAATTAAATATATTAATATTTGTGTGAGTCACTGTTCCTGCAGTGGCTTTTTTTGTTTATCTAAATTCATCTAGACTTACACCTAGTACATCGGCGATTTTAACCATTTTAGAAAAGCTAGGGTCGTGATATTTAATATTTTCAATGTTTCTACGACCTAATCCAGTTGCATTTCCAAGCGATTCCATTGAGTGATTCTTACACTTCAAAATTTGTTTGAAATTTCCCCAGTTAATCCCAAAATATTGTGTTTTTTTCATATATATTCCTTGTCTAACCACTACATATAGTGGTATAATTGTTTTATGATTAATCGATTGAATAAGACCTCTTAACTCCTTATGTAAATCGCACAGTCAAATATTCTAGAAAGGAGAAAAAATATGCCTTTTTACATTTGTAATAAATTAGCAGATGACAAGAGTAGACATGAAGTTCACGAAAATACATGCTCTCATCTGCCTCTTAAAATAAACCAGATTGAAATTGGTTTTAAAAATAATTGTCAAGAAGCTATTCGTCAAATGTACGAATGGAATCCAAGTGGTTATAAATTTGATGGTTGTTGGTATTGTTGTCGTCCTTGCAATCATGGATAATCTTATCGATCTCAATTGAAGATTTTGAATGCAATTCATTTATCAACATACTATCCAAGTATTCAACGACAATTTTTAATCTAGTATTCTCTCTTTTGAGTGCTAGATTCTCTGTTTTTATGACATCATTTTCTTTCATAAAATTACCTTGCATCTGATTAGATATGCTATTTAGTCGAGCTGGCATTTCTGTTAGATCATCAAGATTTAATGATTTAGCCAATTTTTCAGAATCTATTGTTAAATCGATAGGTTCTTTTTGTTGCTTTAATTCAGCTAGGATTTCTTTTAGTAAATCTCTAATTTCTTTTAAAAGTTTTGTCATTTCTTTCTCCTTTATGCAATTTCATCAACGAGTTCATTAACGAGCTCGTTTTTCTTATCGACTAATTCACGAAACTTGGCTTTAAAGATTTCTTTGCCAAATTTATCCTGACAATAGTTTTCAAATAAACCATCAATGTTTTGGATGTGTGTTTCAAGAATTGCTGAATAAGCTTCAAATTGTTCTGTTTGATTCATATTGTTTCCTTTCTAAGTTCACTTTACATGAACTTTAAAATTAAAAAATATGGTGGGATATCTTCCGGACTTAACGAAAGAATGTCAATCGCTTTTGCAATTTCTTCATCTTTCCATCTAACTTTATTATTAAGTTTTAAAGAGATACTGCGTTCAGACAAACCCATTGCTAAAGCGAAGTTTGCTTGTGTACCACATTTCTCAGTAATTCTACCTAACAAGACTGAATAATCGTTGCTCATATATGCTCCTTTCTAAGTTCATTTATTGTGAACTTTTTTGCTGTAAAAATATAATATCACGATTATTGAACTTTGTAAACAAGAAAATTCATTTTTTTTGAACTTTTTTGTTGAACTTGTGTTCAAATTGCGATATACTATAGTAGAAAAATAAATAAAAAAGGATAAACATTTATGAGAAAACTGACTACATCTGACAGAATTAAACAAATAATGTCTGAACGAAACTTAAAACAAGTCGATATTTTAGAAATGTCAAAGCCTTTTCAAAAAGAATTTAACATAAAATTAGGCAAAAGTGCTCTATCTCAGTATGTCAATGGGGTGCAAGCGCCAGATGACAAGAAAATATTTTTATTATCAAAAACATTAAATGTTAGCGAACCTTGGTTAATGGGATATGAAGTCGAAAGAGAAAGAAAAGAAATTACAGAACCTGCTATCCAAGAAGAAACAATAGATCTTAAGGACGTACTCAATCGCACAGTTGCATTTGACGGTCATACATTAGATGATAACGATGCTGAATTAATAAAATCATTACTAGAAAATATGGTAAAAAATAAAGATTAGGAAGTATATATATGACAGCTGTAAAATATTTTGACGGTCGTGAGACAGGCAATAACGGATTGTATATACAACCTCACGATACTATCTTTATTAATGCTTATCTTGACGACATCGACCAAAAGAAAGTCTTTTATCATGAGTTCGGTCACGTTGGGCAGTATTTGGAAAACTACGAACGTTTAAAGGAAAAGTTTGAAGCTCAAGCAGATCACAATATGATTCATCACTTGCTAAAAGAATACTTGCCTACCCTTGATTACATAGAAGATTTTAACGTTTGTAGATTTATGGATACTTACAGATTAAAAACCATTTGTGACGAACAAATGGTAGTAAATGAGTTTAGGAATTTAATTTAAAAAGTTAGGAAGATGTTATGAAGAAACTAGTTATTTTATTATCAGTATTTACACTAACCGCTTGCAGCACTCAATCAAAACCAGTTGAGCATAAAGAAAAGCATAAAGTTGTAAAAGTTAAAAAGAAAAAACTACTCAACCATCATCAAGCAGTTCTTCTTCTTCTTCTTCTTCTTCTTCTTCTAGCTCCACTGCACCTAGCTCGTCTAGTGAGACACAAACACAGACTGCACCAGTAGAGCAAGCACCAGAGCAAAGCCAACCAGATGGTTATTATACAGATCCAGTCGGTGGTGTTGGACCTACGCAAGCACAACTCGACCAAGCTCAAGAACAATATGGGTATACTCCTGGTTATGGTGGTATATCTGCCGAGGAAGCACAACGTGAACAAGCTGACCAGCAAGCACGCCAACAATGGCATGATGACCAAGTTCAATGGGCGCAAGACCAAGGTTTGATTGACCAAAACGGACAATAAAAAAAGCCCCACACTATCCACCGACAAAGCGAAGTGTGAGGCAAAATCTGGAAAGAAAAGATATGTCTTTTCTTATACTCTATTGTAGCAAAAACGAAAGGTTTTAGCAATGGAAATAGAATCTTATAAAAAATCGAATGGTAAGACATATTACAAATTTTTATTGTATATCGGAATTGTAGACGGAAAAAAGAAATACATAAGACGGTCTGGATTTGAGACTAAAGCGAAAGCAAAAGCAACATTGATAAACTTACAAGCTGAACTTTCAGAACCACAAACTAATATGACTTTTGGAAAATTAACTAATCAATGGTTGAAAGAATACGAAAAAACTGTACAAGGTAGCACGTACTTAAAAACAGAAAGAAATATCAATAATCATATATTGCCAAAATTAAGTAATGTAAAGATTGGGGATATTACACCCCTACTTATCCAACAATTAACGGAACAATGGTGTTATGATCTAAAATACGGCGCTAAAATTCTCGGCATTGTAAGGAATATATTAAACTTAGCTATAAGATATGGTTATTTAAATAGCAATCCAGCTTTGCCAATAACTCCTCCTAAGATAAAACGAGAACGCAAAAAGGATAATAACTTCTACAGCTTGGATGAATTGAAAATATTTTTAAAATTAGTCGATGAAACTGATGATATTGAGAAGATAGCTTTATTTAGGTTGTTAGCATTTACTGGAATACGTAAAGGAGAGCTTCTAGCGCTAACTTGGGATGACTTTAACAATAAAACTCTGACTATAAACAAAGCTGTTACTCGTACATTTACAGGGCTAGAAATAGATGTTACAAAGACTAAATCAAGTGATAGATTAATCAGCTTAGATGATGAAACAGTTGAAATATTGAACGAATTACACGAGACGTTTCCGACATCAACTTTAATGTTCCAATCTGAATCAGGTGGAATTATGACACCTAGCTTACCACGCAAATGGTTATTACAATTAACCAGCGATACCAAATTGCCACCAATCACAATTCACGGTTTTAGACATACACATGCTAGTCTATTGTTTGAGTCAGGACTATCATTAAAACAAGTTCAACACAGATTAGGTCATGGTGATTTACAAACAACAATGAATGTTTACACTCATATCACACAATCAGCAGTCGATGATATGGGGACTAAATTCAATCAATTTGTAAGTGACAGACAACTTCATTGACAACTAAATAGCGAAACCTTTTGATATTACTAGTATAAAGTAACTCCCACCAGCTCCATCTCGACTTCTAAAAAGTCACCCGTAACTTACCAGAATCTTGATTTTTCAGGGTTCTTTTTTGTTTCTACAGTTCTACTTAGCTAATATTATTTAGACCTACATGTATTATGACAATTATATCTTAAATTTTTCATAATATCATATTACAGATGTTATGTTAGGAATCAATATTTTTAAATCCTTAAATTAGTTGATTAAAGAAAATACTCATTTTCAGGGCTACCAAGTCGCAAGTAGTAAAATACAAGAAAAATAAAATATGATATAATAATAGTAACTATTTAGATTTGGAAACCGATTATGACTATAAAAAAATTAGTAACTATCCTTTTAATACCAACAATTTGCCTTGCTGTTGCCGCATGTTCCAATAAATCGGATAAAGAAAAAAGTAAAGATGATAAAACTGTCTTAGAAAACAAAAAAATCAAGTTGCACCTCAACAAGATAAACGTTTAGCATTTGATAAGATAAAAGTTGCCTCAGCAAAAGATCAATTCAAAGGTGGCTCTACGCTTGAAGAATTAAAAGTACTCTATGGCGAGCCAACTAAACATGAACAAAAACCGGCTGGAAATGTCAAATTAGACATCTACTCTTGGACCTTTGATCGTGTTGAAATAACAATTAATATGTTTCAAAATTCAACTATTGTTAAATCAATTGCTAACTTTGCCTTTACACGAGATTTGAAAATATCACTCAAAGACTACAATAAATTAAAAAATGGAATGACTTATAATCAAGTAACTAAAATCTTAACTGAACCAGATGATTATACTATGGCTTCTTCTTCTGAAAGAGATCAAATCCAAGCAATTTGGATCTCTGGATTAAAGACGAATAATCGTAGTGCTAATATCACTCTTATATTTGAAAATGATAAATTAGTAAGTATGTCACAAAAAAGTTTAATGAAATAAAAAAGAAGATAGAATGTTCTATCTTCTTTTTTTTGTAAAATTTGAGATTGGCCAGTAAAAAAAACATTTTTATAAGACATTTTTAGTTTTTTTCTATCCACCTTGAGAGAATCGAACTCCCATCTCAAGAACCGGAATCTTACGTGATATCCATTACACTAAAGGTGGTAACACCTTAATAGTATACCATATAATAGATAAATTGAGAAGATGGATAAATGATTTTTTTAGACAAAAAAAGCTAAGAAATCTTAGCTTTTACTTGA